TAAATGAGTTATCCGTATTATTGTGGGGGATTGACGAGGAAAGGATAAAATAATAGTATGTGGGTGCATGATGAACAAAGAAGAGTGCCGGATAGGATAATAGAGCGTGCAAAGGCAAGGTGTTTAAGCTGCGGGAATATACAAAACAAATATATTAAGTCATGGTATACAGGCGGCATACCATGTGCATTGCGTACAAGGTATTGTGAAAGGTGCGGCAGTGCAAATATAAAATAGCAGGCAGCAGGCGTGGTAATATCATGGTAAAATCGTGGTGTTTACATGGGAATTTAAAAGCGGTACAATGGTAACATGAAAAGAGTAGGCGATAGTTTAGCCGTGATGCGGCAGCAGTAGCCTACTCTTTTTTTGTTTTCACTCTTTAGCCTCCACCCAGCGCACGAAACTTAGGGCGCTGGGAATACAAAGGGAAAGGAGCGGGGACAGTATGAAAGCATGGGCTAAGAGTTTTTATTTATCGGCGGCATGGGAGAATACCAGAGCCGCTTACTTAATGTCACAAGATTATATTTGCGAGCGATGCGGAGAGCCAGCAAAGGTAGTACACCATAAGCACTATATAAGCAGAGGCAATATAAACGATACAAACATAACGCTTAACTGGGATAACCTAGAGGCGCTATGCCAAGACTGCCACAACAAAGAGCATCATAAACACACGCCAAAACTACGGTACGGATTTGATGCAGACGGGCGCATAGTCCCCCCTATATCAAAAAGCAATTAAAGGGGGAAGATACCGAGGGGGATACCTTAAAATTACCCTACGGGCGTGCGCATACGTGGTGTAGGGGGTGTGGTGGGGCGCAGGAGAGGAAAGCGGGGTAAAAGGAATGGCAACAAAGACAGAAAAGACGAAAGAACAGCGCATTAAGTCTGAAAAGAGCAGGCTTAAGAAGATTTTCAAGGACTTAGACGAGAATAAGAAAAACTTAGTAACGCCGCTGATAGAAAAGGCTGCATTTATGAGCGTGGAGCTTGACGACTTGCAGGAAATCATAGAGCAGGACGGCTGGACGAGCGAGTATAAGAACGGCGAGAACCAGTACGGGACAAAGAAAAGCCCAGAGGCAGACACGTACATAGCATTAAGCAAGAACTATGCAGCAGTCATTAAGCAGCTGACCGATTTAGTACCAGCTGCGAAACGGAAGAAAAGCAGGCTAGAGGCGCTGCGGGAAGAGTAAGCGCAGATGCCGTATAGAAACTATATCTATGAGTACCACGCTAAGATTACAAGCGGCGAAATTGTAGCGGGAAAATGGATAAAGGCAATCTATAAAATCATTGTAGACGGGCTAGAAAAGCAGGAGTATTTTTTCAATGCAAAGGCGGCAAACAAGGCTATAAAATTCATAGAGAACTTTTGCCACCACAGCAAGGGGCGCAATGATTTAATCAAGTTGGAGCTATGGCAGAAAGCCATAGTTTCTGTAATTTTTGGCATACAAGACGCAGAAAAAACACGCATTTTCCGTGAGATTTTTATAGTAATTGGCAGAAAAAATGGAAAATCTTTGTTTGCATCTGCGATTATTGCATACATGGTGTACCTAGAGCCAGAGTACGGGCAGGAAATCTATTGCTTAGCACCAAAATTAGACCAAGCGACGCTGGTATATGACGGATTTTATAAAATGGTGCAGGCAGAGGACGAGCTAAACGAGCTGGCGAAAAAGCGGCGCAGCGATATTTACTATGAGGAAACAAACAGCTTTGTAAAGCCTATCGCATTTAACGCCAAAAAGTCTGACGGATTTAACCCGCAGCTGGTGGTATGTGACGAAATGGCGGCATGGAGCGGCGACGCAGGGCTAAAGCAGTATGAGGTTATGAAGTCTGCTTTAGGCGCACGCCGCCAGCCTATGATTTTGTCTATCAGTACCGCAGGCTACATAAACGACAGTATATATGACGAGCTGATGAAACGCAGCACCAGCTTTTTAAAGGGTAACAGCAAGGAAAGGCGGCTTTTGCCGTTCTTATACATGATAGACGACGTGGAAAAGTGGAACGATATAGAAGAGCTTAAGAAAGCTAACCCTAACATGGGCGTATCTGTACCAGAGAGCTTTTTCATGGACGAGATAGCAGTAGCAGAAAACAGTTTAAGCAAGCGGGCAGAATTTTTAACAAAATACTGCAATATCAAGCAGAACAGCTCTATAGCATGGCTGGAATATGCGACAGTGGACGGCGCAGGCATTGAAAAGACCTTAGAGGACTTTAGGGACTGCTACGCCGTGGGCGGCATAGACTTAAGCCAGACAACGGACTTGACCGCAGCAAGCGTGGTAATTGAAAGGGACGGCATGCTTTATGCGTTCACTCAATTCTTTATGCCACGGGGCAGGGTGGAAACCTTGCAGGCTACGGACGGCGTGCCGTATGACATTTTTGTTAAAAAGGGGCTGATAACCTTAAGCGGCGACAATTACGTAGACTACCACGACGTATACGCATGGTTTACGGGGCTGGTGGAAAAATACGGTATTTACATACTCAAAATAGGGTATGACCGATACATGGCAAAATATCTGATTGAGGAATTGAAAGACTACGGTTTCCAGACAGACGACGTGCATCAAGGGGAAAACCTAACGCCAGTCATACGGGAGTTTGAGGGTATCATAAAAGACGGTAATTTCAAGATTGCAGACAACAATTTACTAAAGACACATTTCTTGAATGTTGCGCTTAAGCACAACATGGAAACAAGGAAATTCAGACCGATAAAGATAGAGCAGCGGGCGCATATCGACGGCTTTGTATCCGTCATAGACGCTATGACGGTACGGCAGAAATACTGGGAAGAGTGCGGCGAGCTGCTTAAAAACGCCGCATAGAAAGGAGAGTGGACGGTATCAAATTCTTAGACTATCTTTTTCATGGTAAAGAGCTGCGTTATATCGACAGCTATTTTAAGATGCTGAACGGGTACAGCCCGACGTTTACCAGCTACAGCGGCGGCGTATATGAAATGGACTTGACCAGAACGGCAGTAAACAGCTTTGCCACGCATTGTAGCAAGCTAAAGCCAGAGATAGAGGGCAGCGCACTAAAGCGGCTGGAAAAGACGCTACAGCAAAAGCCTAACTATTTCATGGATACGACAAAATTCATAAAGAGGCTGGCAACATATGTAGCGGTGGAACACACCGCTTTTATTGTGCCAGTAGAGGACAGATACGGCACGCTTATTGGCTGGTATCCCCTGCGGGCGCAGCGCTGCGAGGTAGTAGAGGCAGCAGGGCAAGTGTACTTACGGTATCTTTTTGGGAACGGGGAACACGCCGCTATCGAGTTTGAGCGTGTGGGGGTTATGACGGACTTTGAATATAAAGACGACCTTTTCGGAGAGGATAACCGCACGCTTAAGCCGACAATGCAGCTGATACATACGCAGAATGAGGGCATTATAAACGCCGTCAAAAATTCCGCAAATATCCGTTTTCTGGCAAAGGTGGCAAATATGCTGAAACCAGAGGACATAAAGAAAGAGCGGCAGAGGTTTACCGAGGAAAACTTAAGCGCAGAGAATGACAGCGGCATGATTATCTATGACAACAAATTCAGCGAGCTTAAGCAGGTGGAAAGCAAGCCGTACACGCCAAACGCCTTGCAGATGCAGAACATACAAGAGAATGTATGCACGCACTTTGGTACAAACATGGATATTCTGCAAAACAAATTTAATGAGGAAACGTGGAACGCCTACTATGAGGGGAAAATAGAGCCGTTTGCGATACAGCTATCGCTTGTAATGTCAAACATGAGCTATACGGAGCGTGAGAGGGCGTGCGGTAATGCTATCATGTTTTCCGCTAACCGTCTGCAATATGCCAGCAACGCAACAAAGCTGCAAGTAAGCACACAGCTTTTTGATCGTGCGCTGCTTAACCGTGACGGCGTAATGGATATATGGAACATGGCACACGTTGAGGGCGGCGACAAGTATTATATCCGCAAGGAATACACGGAGATAAGCGAGCTGAAGAACAGCACGGAAAAGCCGCAGATAATCATACAGCAAGCACCGCAGGCGGGGTGGCAGACAGCAGAGCCAGCAAAGGACGGACAGCAGCAGGAAACGCCGCCAGAACCGCCAGAACCGCCGCAGGACGGCAGCGGAAAGAAAGAGGGTGTAAAAGATGCCGATTAAGAAAGAACGGGAATATAGGGCGCTGGCAGCGCCTCTGACAGCACAAGCCGCCACAAAGCGGATACAGACGGATTTTTACGTAGAGGGATACGCTACCACGTTTGATGCGCCGTATCTGCTTTATGAGTTTGAGGACGGCACAAAGATTTACGAAAGGATAGACGCACACGCACTGGACGGCGCAGACATGAGCGACGTTATCATGCAGTACGACCATGCGGGCAGGGTATTTGC